TCTCGTCCGTATCGACGAGAAACCGCAGCGCCTTTTCTGCCCGCTCTTCGGAAATCATAATCAGAAGTTAATTTCGTCGTCTTTGAAGGTCGCCCAGTTCTCTTCGGTGAGACCACTGTTAACGGCTTTCTTCGCAGGCGCAGGCTGACCTTTCGGCTTTACCTTAATCGAGTAATACTCTTTGCCTGCCTTGCTGGTCTTGCGGTGCATATCGACCCAACAGGCCATGCCATTGAAAATGCCGCTGCCTTTGTAATCAGCGTCCTTTCGCACCCACTCGGTGCCGTCGGGGTTCTTCATCACTTGGTCGGGTCGCTTGTCCTCGTTCTCAAAGACGGTCGCGGTGTTTGGTTTCTGTTCGTACTTCATACTTTTAACTCCTGCAATGCTTTGATCTTTTCATCCAACTCTGCCAAAAACGTCTCTACTTCGTGTTCAAGCATCCGCACGGTGTCATCGTCACGCGGTATGCGAACGATCAGCAACTGCAAGTGCGCGGGCATACGCGGGTCGTAGGACACCCAATCGCAAAAGTCCGCCATGCAACACGCCATCTGCCACTGCATCTGGTAGTAATACTTTTGCGGCGGTTCAGGGTTTAGCAGGTACTCGATGTGACTCGCCGTGTTCGGGCACTTAATCTCAACTATGCCACTAGGTGACACAATGCCATCTGGTGACGCGCCTGCCATCGCAATACGCGGGTGCGGTACGAAGCCGGTTTCTGTCACCAGCTCGCCCGTCTTTGCAGAATAGGCATCACGGGCAAACGGTTCCTGATCCGTTCCCCACTGCATTGCTGCGTTGGTAAACCCTTCCGTAGGTTTACCCGTGAGCCTTTCAACCACTAACTCTGCCATGTAATTGCCGCGAGATGCGGCGTAACCGCTGCGCGTCTTCGCGCAGACATCTGCCATACGGCTGGCAGTCACTTTGCCAAGCCGTGCGGCGAACCATTCGCTACTTCGTTGTTCCATAGTTTTTCTTCCTTTTGTGAAGTTTCTCTAATTCATTCCAAACAATTTCTCGCACCATTTGTGCGTAAAGTTTTTCTTCAGTCGTTCCGTCTTTTCCGACATATGGATTGCAACGCAGCTTTTTGGCTACCAACTCAAACAAGAAATGTTCTGCCAACGTGTCGTCTTCCATCACGCTCTCTCCGCCAAAGTTTTCAGTTCGCGCAACTCACGCTCCAGTTTGTAAATACGCTCCTGCGCGAGCCGCTCACGCATCTCGGCATCCGCTCGAAGTTTGGTCTGCACCCGTAAGCGCATTGCCAACACCTGCGAGAGTTCGGACGCATCGTCAGAGAGCGCAAGAACGTGGCCGACAATTTCGCCGTCGGTCATTTGTGCGTAGTAGTGCAGGCTCATAACGGCTCCGTCCTCGTTACATATTTGTTCGGCTTTATGGTGTCGTTGCCATCTCCACGAATGCACTCAGCAATCTTTTTTGCTGACAAACCTTCGCACCAATCTTCAACCCATGCAGCGATCATTTCTTTACACGCCTGTTGCTCTTCGGCGGCAACAAGAGCTGCGAACTTCTCAAGAAACACATCGCTCACATAAAAGTGATCAACAGGCACGACATTCGCCATTCGCGCTAATCGCATGAGGTTATCGCGCCGCTTTTCTTGTTCTGCGTTCATGCGAGTGCCTTCTTGCGTGACTTGAAGACCTCGATGTGCGCTTCGCGGACATCTTGCGGCACGCTGTTGTAGAGTTTGCTCAGTTCCTCTGCCGTCGTAGTCGCGGCGATCTTGGCAAGCAATCCCGCATCCTGCTGCGGCACAGGCTTATTGCGGCCCTGCGCGGCTTCTGCGTCATCGTCAATCTGTGCGAGGCCGACCATCGCTGCGAGCGCATAGCGTCGTGCGTAGGTGATGCCGCTGCCTTGGCCTTGCGGGCTGTCGTCTTTGGTCAGGATCGGGCAGTAGGACTTAATCCATTCGCCCGATGCGTGGCAAAGTGTAGTTACAAGAACTGCCCGCCCCTCGCCTGCCTCAATAGTCTGGATGACGGCGAGGCCGTTGTCGGTGAGGGGCTTGCGGCAAGCATCCCAGCACGATGCCAGGTCGGCGTACTTGCTCTTGAAGAAAGGGTTGGCCGAGTCCTTAAGGGCGCCCGTAATGGACGCCTGTGCCTTGGACAACGCCGCTGCGAGGGCGGCGATAGATTCTGACTGGTTCATTGCGTTCTCCCGAGTTCGGCACGCGCTTTGTCGATGGCGGCGATAATGTCGCCCAAGCCCTTCGACCAAGCGGTCGCAGTTTCTTGCTCGATGCGGTTGACTTCGTTCATTGCCGCGAGGCAATTCCATGCCGCCTGCTCTGCGCGAAGTGCGGCGTCTTGCAGGGCTTCAGACATTTCTTGAAGGTCGCGGCCCTCTTGCTGTTCACTCATTGTCGTTCTCCCGTGAGGTGAATCCTCCCGAGCAATGATACCGACGTTTTAGGGCTTGTCAACCCACGTTGCGATGTTGTATTGTCCGCACTATGGACATCAAAGAACTTCTAAAGATATTTGGGTCGGCTTCTGAGATGGCACGCCAGTTCGGCGTATCGCGGCAGGCTGTGTCGAAATGGATTGCAGCGGGCGAGTTGCCTGCGCTAAGGCAGTACCAGGCGCAAGTGCTGGTAGATATGCGGCGGCTCAAAAGATGAACAATCCTCTGACGACGAGTAGCGACATCTCGTGGTCGGCGCAGGCCAACATCAAGATGTGGCAGGAGCGGCAGGATGTGATCGGTCGATTACACCTTGCAGACGCGTACCTTGCCCGCATCAGCGTCGGCGATTACTCGCAGCGGGCAGAGCGCACGGACTGGTTGAAAGGCTACATCGGGCCGCTCATTCGCCAGGCTGACCCCAAGGCTATCGTCGGCGATCCGCACCTGACCGGCATGGTTCGGCAACTGTGGGGTGAGGCGGGCGTGACCCGACTGCGTGATAAATCGCAGGCTGCAGCGCAATAAGCATGGCAAGGCATTTGTTCGTGCAGCCGCTCCGCGACTATGGCTTTTTACGCGACACAGAAGGCGCATCTGATTTTGAAATAAACGAGCAGTTTTTTAGCGTCCAAGGAGAGGGGTATTGGGCGGGCACGCCCGCGTGGTTTGTTCGCTTACAGGGCTGCGAGGTTGGATGCCCGTGGTGCGATAGCAAGTCTACTTGGAAGCGAGGCGCAAAACGGCTTGCGTTAGCCGATATAGCGCGGGGAATACCCTACGATGCACGGCACGTTGTAATAACCGGCGGGGAGCCGTTTGAACAAGACATTCGCAGATTGCAAGCAGCTTTGCATCGAGAGGGTAGGCGCGTGCAAGTTGAGACAAGTGGATGTTACGACGTTTACGGCCCTGACTGGATTACCGTCAGCCCTAAATTTTTCAAGCCGCTTTCTAAACAGGCATTACGACGCGCCGATGAAATCAAGCAAGTGGTTGTTTCGGCAGACGACATCACGCGATTGCAGTCGGATGTCCTTCCGTATGTAAATCAATTTGTTCCGGTGTTTTTGCAGCCCGTTAGTAATGGAAGCCGAGCGTTAAAATTGTGCATTGATGCCTGCAAACGGTATGGGTATCGGCTATCAATACAGACCCACAAACTTATAGGAATTCAATGATTCATTATCACGGCACGCCGATGACGCCAACGGGCGACATGATTAAGGCGTTTGTAGCAAAGCACGCCATGGTTAGTTTTGAGCATCCGTCTCAAATTGAGATTGCTGCAGAGATATGCCAATCCATCGTGTTAGATAACGGCGCATTTTCGGCATGGCGACAAAACAAATCTCACGATTTTGCAGGTTATGTAACGTGGGCTGATAAGTGGCTACGGCACCCTGCAGTGGACTGGTGCATTATTCCCGACAAGATCGACGGAACCGAAGCCGACAATGACGCGCTCATGTCGGAATGGCCGTTGCCGAAATGGCAGTCAGTTCCGGTCTGGCACTTGCATGAATCATTAGAGCGGTTGGAACGATTACTTGAGTATCCGCGAATAGCACTTGGGTCATCGGGAGACTACTCAACCGTTGGCAATGACTCCTGGTGGAAACGGATTTGCCAGGCTATGTCGATAATTTGCGATAAAGACGGGCTTCCACGAACGAAACTGCATGGCTTACGGATGCTTGATCCAGGCGTCTTTAGCAAATTGCCGCTTGCGTCAGCGGACTCTTGTAATGTTGCAAGAAACGTCGGAATTGACGTGCATTGGCGCGGGCCATACACCACTCAGTCGCGTTATGTTCGGGCCACCGTGCTGATGGAACGGATTGAAAAGCACGCTAGTGCAGCCTACTGGTCAGAGAGCGTTGTTGCGGCCTACCAGAATATGGAACTATTCGGTTAATGCGCTATGCCAAACGCCGAGACACCAACCACGCCGAAATAGTCGCCGCCCTCCGCAAAACGGGGTTCGAGGTCATCGACTTCGCCTCTGCCGGGCACGACATCCCTGATCTCCTCGCTATAAAGCCTTTACGGGACGGCGTGGCGTGGGCGGTGTGGGTAGAGGTCAAGGCGAAGGGCGGACGGCTCTCAGACGGCCAGAAGCGGTTTCAGGCCATCTTCCAGCCGAGGGGCGAGTGGTACGAGGCGCGGGACGCCGAAGAGGCCGTGGCGACCCTACAGGCGATGTACCTTAAAGCCCTGCGCGGCGACGAAGGAAGGTCAGATAGTCCGCCCCCTCCCCCGGCTCCCAAAACACCTTCACGGCGTCAGGGTGATCTGGCGCAATTAAGGGATTTATAGTCGTCACGGCACAGGGACTGAAAGCGTTATCGCGGAACCCCTTTTCCTTTGCGTATCGGTCGTAGACCTTGTAGGACGCGACCTTGATGGCGTGCATAGCGATGCCGCTGATGGGGTCTTTCAGCATACTGTAAGCCGACTCGTGCTTATGGCCTGCGACGTAGATGTGGTCGCGGGTTCCCATAATCGCAGCCTTCATCGGCCCATGCGCCGGGTTCCAGATTGATGACCCTGAGTGGTCATGGCGGGCGTTGATACGGAACTCCGCACCATTCGGGAACTGCAGCACCACGCGAGCCTCAGACGCCTTGTAAAGCGCGTTCTGCTGTCGTGCTATCCACTTGAGCGGATCGCCTGCGCCTGCCCAGAGGTCATGGTTGCCGCCAATCATGTAAAGCCAGCGGCAGCGATTAACGAACCATTCCGCTAGTTTCCACGCCTGCGCCGCTGACGTACCTTGCTCGCTGTAGAGCCTTGCCAAACGTCCCGTCCACCCGTTTTGCGTATCGCCGACGTTGACGGCAAACATACCGGGCGTGTTGTTGACGAGCGCGGTGTGTTCCTCGATGGCGCCGATGTCGCAGCCATCGTCATCAACGTGCGGGTCGCCGAAGTGCAGGATGCCGATAGGGCCGGGTATGGTTATGCGAATCGGGATGAGCTTGGAGGCTTCCTCGTACTCGCGCTTGCGCTCAAAGCGGCGCTTCATGTGTTCGATTAACTGCTCTACCGGAATGTCATCGTCCGGC